TCATTCGCAATCAGCGAAGTATTTAGATTTTCTGTTAATACGATAACACCATTATTACCGGTTACGGTATAAGACAAAATTGTACCCAATTGACCAACACCAGTTCCACTATTTACATATACAGAAGCACCCACATAAAAATCGGTATTTGCTGAAGCAGATGAAGCAGATACAGAAATATTAAATGTGTTAGCATTAGTAGAAGTAGCAACATCTGCACTTAGTACCTGATTATAACCAGAACCACCATTGATAATATCTATATTTTCGATTGAACCATCAACGGCAGCGGTCTGTACGCCCCATTGGCTAGAACCATCGGATGTAGATAATGTTTGAACTGGAATATATGCTGGAGTTATAAATTTAAGCGCCTTAGCACCAGAAATTTCGTACATAAATTTCCAAAGGTAACCATCGGCGGTTTCAAAAACTGATGTAGAAGAACCAATAGGTTCTACAGTAGAATTAGCACCGTTATTATTTGATATTACTTTATAGACGTAAAAGTTACTATTCATTACATAAAAATCAGTAGAATATAAATTTGTAGCTTCGGCATCGTATTGTGCATAAGCGGTTCCTGTTGTCCAGTTTTTTCTGGGTATTACGTGTGAAACGTCAGTCGAACCTATTCTTTTAGCAGCTATCATATCATCCCATTGAGAATAATCAGTAACAATTACCGAATCTGTGGGTGTTGGCGCTGTAGCTTCATCAGGCCAGTTACTAACTTTACCGATAAAGAGATAAATTTTATCGCTTTCTGCTTCTGAAAATGCTTCTATTAGTTGTTTGGAATTATGAATTCTAAACTTTTTAGTAATTATTGCTGCCATTGAATTGTTTTTTTGTAATTTTAAATATTTATATAGTACTTCTATCGGTATCTGTTACTACTGCCAGATCAGTAGAACCAAGATACGCATAAATTGAAACATCAGGTCTAGTTATGAAAAGTCCAAATGAAAGGTTACTAGCGTCAGCAAGTGTTATATCCTCATAGTCACTTATAAGACCGGCCATGCTTACCTGTCTACTCAAAGCTGAAATTTGTGTGAAAGAATTAACAGAAGTACTTTGGCTTATAGTAACATAAGATCTTACAGGTGTCGTTAACTGAACAAAGGAAACTACATCATTGTCGGTATAATCCAAAACCTGATTGAAGTACCTAACTATAGTATTCGTTTCAGCATCAAACAGAGTAAAAATATTAATTAGTTTCTGTATCAATACCTGACCAAAAAGAATTAATCCTGATGGGTGTATGAGTTTTTTTATTAGTTTTCGATATGTATTTACTTCCAACCCAGATCGTATAACATAAGAATAATCCTGATAAAAAAAAGAATCTTGAATATATTTATTAGAACTTAAATGCCCTCTAGTGTCTTGATATGAACCTATGGTTTCAGCAACATATCCAATATTTAGAACTAAATCTGCAGCCTGAGTTATAGTTCCACCCGTCGGTAGTGTTACCTGGGTTCCTATAGGATAGTTTACACCAGGATTAATCATTTCTATTTTTCGTATAGCACCTAAAGAAGAAACAGAAGTTATACGTGCTATGGCTGATTGACCATTATTAGTATTATCTGTTATCGTAATTTCATCAGATGTTGTATAACCAAGACCACCAGAAGTTACGTCAATAGAGGAAACTATATTCATAGGAATAATCTGGAAAATTTCTCCGTCTTCGGTTTTAGAATCAAGTGTTTCGCCTAATTCAAAATTACCTAAAATATTAATAAGTGTTATATCTGCTATAACCAAATTACCTATTTTTTGGACTAATACGTTATCAATTACCGCAGTTGCTAAACTTCTTCTGCCTGAAATAGTTTGTCCTAATGAATCAAATAATCTCGGATCAGTTAAAACCCTTATAATTTTATTTTTTATCCAAACACCATCAGACAACTTTAAAATATCGTTTTTGGGATAATAAAGTTCTATATCTTCGTTATAAATTAAACGGAAAAAGAACTTGAATGATTCTTCAGTACCTTTGGATTTATATAGCTGTTTTGCATACATTGCTAATTTTAGCTTATCGCTAGCAATTTCTTTGGGTATACCATCAGCAATTTCTTTTAGAAAATAATCAACAAACCTATCTATAGTTCTTGTTATATCTTGATAATTTGCTAAATTTCGAGAAATATCCAATACATTTGCCTGGTTTTCCATAAACTCATAATAAGCCTTAATGAACGCCACGAAGGTTTCATTCTCGACAGAAACAAATTCCGGTAATTGACTTTTAATATAGTCAGATATTTTTTTATCGGTAAAATCTATCATAGGTTGGAATATATTGGTGCTATATTTCTTTCGTTAATTAATGGAAAATTAATATCTATTAGGTTTACAGATAAAGTATCATCATTAATAAGCAAAATCTGATTGTTTTTAGATTCAGCATCTGATGTTCCTGGCTGAACAGTAATTTCTAAATAATCTCCTTGAAACTGGGTAATATACAAACTATTTATAGTTAGTTTACCAGTTGTGTAATCTATCGTACCTACATTATCATTTAGTATAAATATGCTGTTGATAGATTTTCTTATTATTTTTAATCTACCATCCTGGTCTGTCAAATAACAGTCAGAAAACCCATCATAGGTAAATTTACTAGAATTAATAGAACCATCATAATTTATATTTGGTCTGTATATTGAATTATTGAAGTTTACATTTATAGACTGAAATGTGTTTAGTCTAGGGATTATTCTTTTGCTTAAGGTATATGAGAATGTTGAATTACTTATAGAAGGATCTGCGTTATCTATTAAAGCTAAAAGCCTAGAATATTGAAAATTTTCATCGAATTTTTCTAGTGTATTACTAGAGAAAGTAGAAATTACATCGGTGATTCCTTGTTTTATCTCGGCCAAAGATTTACTAGAATTTTTTGGATTATATTTTACTTCTGAATTTATGTTGATGTATATAAATTCTGGGTCCACTATTTCAGCCGTAATAGAAACAATACCTTTAGCGTCCAAAAGTCTTTTGATTATTAACTGCTTTACCGAATTAGATAATATACTATTTTCAGCGGTTTTTATAGAGATGAAAACTTTGCCGTATGCTGGCGGTTCATTTTCATCGCCACCCCATGCTTTAATACTGTTAAAATTAGGAAATTCCTTTTGTATTGCTGACGCATAATCTTTTGCTGTTACTAATCTGTTTTGCGATTGATACATCTTAGGCGAAAAATACTTAATAGATTCCATACTTTCAATATCGGAACCTGTTGCTGCATTATCTAATGTAGTTATAGTAAAAGTATTATAGCCTATATCTTCGGTCAGCGTAAAAATATTAGCACCATTCGAGTCTGAACCAAAAGATGTTGCATATCGTATCTCCACTATATTAGGCGCTGATACTGAGGCACCTAAAACACCATCGCCAAATGTTATACTATACTTTAAATTATCAGTTTCATTTATGAAATAGACATTTGATGTAGAATTAACATTCATTAAATCCGATGCTTTTGTAAATATGGAACCGACTGTATCAGAATTATTTTCAAAAACTTTAACTGATATGGTTTCAGTGTCTACATCGGAATTAGGTAAAATTATATCATTTACTGAATTAAATGTATGATTAAATAGTTTTCCTTGTTTTATAAATATATTTTCCGATTCATACCTATTAGTTCCAGGTATATTTGATAGTATAAAAGAATCAGTTGTAAAATAAGGATAAGTAATACCGTTAAATTCTGTCTTTAATTTGGTATATTTTGGTAGTACTATGCTTTGTGGGCTTGTTGTATCAGTTATCGAGATTTTTATTCTTGCTATGGACCCTCTCTTTGATGTGGGTAAATAGCCTAATTTTTTTGCATGGTTGACCACAGAATTTCTAAGTTGTGATGTTTCTAAAAACATTTCACTCGAAAGCATATTCACATAAAATTGCTGATAGTATGTATTATAAGATAATAGGTCTAATAGTATAGACATATTAGATCCTTCGAAGTCAAAGCCATCGAATTCTGTTTTAGTTTCTAAAAACGTAATTAGATTCTGTTTTATTTCTTCTAAAGAAATTCCTGAGATTGAATTATTTGCCATTAGGTAATTTGTTTAAGTAATACTTCTACAGTTATATCATTAAAATTATTTATAAGGGAAAAGGTAACAGATACCTTATAGCCCAATTCGCTTGATAATTCACGTATCTTTATTTCGTTTATAATAATTCTCGGCTCGTATTTTAACAGAACTTGCTGCACTTCTGCTATTATTACCTTTTCTGCCATTATACCGGACTGTGTAAATAGAGCATTATAAATTCCCGAACCTAGTTCGGGTCTAAATGCTCTATCAAAAAACCTAGTTCTTAGTAGGTTTGATACCGATTTTTTAACGGCATTTTCATTTTTAATTATAGCTAAATCCTTAGTTACAGGATGAGGCCTAAAATTAAAATCTAAATCTCTGTATTGTGTAATATTCATACAAGTATTTATAAAGGTGTATATACGGCCCAAGGTACCGGAGTAGGTACTGGTGGTGTACCTGGAACTAATCCAGTATAAGTTCCAGTTATTGCAAGACAATGACTATGTAGGATTGATGCCATAGTGTTAGGAAAAAATGGAAAATCTGGATATGGTGGTATTCCTTCTTCTACATCAACCACACCAATCAAACTCACAAGCGGTGCTACAACTATATTACTGATACCGGATACTGTTGGTGCATGAGGGAATAAAAAGCCAGCAGAAACAACAGATGCCCAATAAGCATTAAAGGAACCAGTTAATAAACCTTCGAACTCCGAGTTTGATTTATTACCAGTAAACGCTGAAGTTAATCCTGCTATTAGCCCACCTAAATTTCCAGTTATAATGGGATTCAGTAAAGGATCGCCACCGCCAACTATACATTCATGGTATTTACTTCCTATTGTACCAGCAACATCAGCAGGTCCTGTGAAAGAATAATTCCGTGCTTTTTCTAAATACGCTTCGACCATAATACCGAAGCTTGGAACCACTGGATTTGGTAAATAACTAATCATTGAGTACTTACTATTTCAGATAATAATTGGGATAATTCTTGCTTTATAGGTACTGTTGATGTACTTACTGGAATTATAGGAGGTCCGCTAGGTCCTACGGGTGTTGGGTGTATATGTGAATCTATATAAGTCAATAAAGAATCTAAAAATACAACTAATTTATCGCCCATTACTACAGGTTCTTCACTCGTATGTGTACCAACGCCAGTCTCCGAAACACTCGTGGCTCCTAAATGAACTTTTCCTGCTAATGTAATTTCAGGTGCAGCTAATCCAAAGTTACCAGAAATATATTCGGTTTTATTACCACCTATTTTCGTAGAACTATTTGTATCAAATATAACTAAATAATCATCATTATATTGCTTATTAGTTTTTCCTGTAGTCAATAAATTCTGTGATCCCTGGATATAAGAAAAATTATTACCATATACAACAGTTTTTTTATCTTTTATTGTAATATCTGTTTTATCATTTACTGTTTTAGATATTAATGAACCATCGGGATGAATTTCTTTAAATGTACCTGAGCGGTGAAATTCGTGTATTCTTTCAGCATCTGGAGTATCATCTACTTCTAAAACATGGCCCGACTCATATTCCCTAACATGATTATAAGGATATTTAGAATTATAAGGAGTTTCTATTTCATTCCATGCTGTTCCTATAGCTCCAACTTCTGCTGCTGCTGTTGGAATTTCTAGTGCTATGGTGTTTTTTTTGTGTTCGACTATAGTTTCTTCAATTTTTTCATTTCTAGCCAATCTAGATATTTCGGATTCTCCTACATATTTCGGGTACCTTGCAGGCCTTTCTTCGCTGAATGTACTTCCAGTACCGTCTTCGTTTATGGTTCTCGAAGATATTTCTTTTGGTCTATCATTTATACTTTTTCCATCATCGGAAAATCCCGTATCAGATGAAGGTTTTTCGGTATGATTCCCTAAAGTTTTTCCTAAAATTACGGGATATTGTAAATCTTCGTCTTCGAAATAACCGACAACCCAAGTACCTTCATATAGAGGAAAAACCTGGTTACCGTGATATAAAACAGTAGCCCATACTAAATCTTCGGTTGGTATATCTTGCTTATCTGGGGAATGTACACCAAAAAAACGAACTTTAATTCTACCTAATAACTCCGGATCATTTCGGTCCTCTACTACGCCATGAAAAAAAATATTGTTATACGGTCTCATTTGAATCCTTTACTAGTCTTAGATATGTGTGAAATGTTAATGGAGTTATTTCGTGTTTTACCGCAGCAATTAAATACTTTCCTGTGAGGTATTTGTCCACTGAATACTCATCTGAACCCATTTCTACATTTGTTGCTTGTCGATTATAGTAAATAGTTTCACCGACTTTATAATGTAAATACCCGATAGTTTTTACCGTAACTATATGAGATTCAAGAATACTTTGGACCATTTGTCTCTTATCGGCCCAAGATTGCTTGTTATCTTTTTGGCCCATTGTGGTTATTGTATATTTAGATAAAGGAGAAGTCAACGATTCCGCCCAAGAATCTGTATATGTATTATGGTTATTTAGTCTAGAAAAATTATCTCTTTTTTCTTTCATGTCAAATAAAGACACCACAGATTTTTTAGATTTACTTTCGATATAATGTTCTACTTGCCCGTAAGTACCGGAAACATAGTTTGAGGTATTATCTCTAATATCGCTATTTATTTCTTCTAAAACAGTATAATAAGACCAGTTTTCTTCTGTAGGCTTACTGTCTTCTCTAGGTATATAGAGCAGTGTTTTGTTTTCTGTATTTTCTTTGAGGGCTGAAATGGATTTAAAGTTAAACTTATTGTCCATGATTGACTGATAAAAAACAAAATCGGGTATTGAAGAAGAATTTAAAGATCTTTTCAATATAAAAGTAATTGCTTTATTTACGGTAATGTTAGGTATAATTAAGTTCATTACCTCACTATCCTGTTGAAAATCTTTTTTATCAATTATATCTGCTGTAATAGATTCAAGAATAGCCTTTCCTGATTTATTTACGAATGATTTAGATACTCTATTTGTTATACCAGAAAAATATTCAAAACTTATAAAGTTTATTATATACGAGTCAACATTCCGAGCCTCTTTCTGGCGATTTGTTATTGATGAAATAAAGTAAACTCGCTCATGTATTTCTTCGAAACCTTCTTGTCGAAAAGTTATTCTAACAAATTCTTCGCCCATTATAGGTAATGATGAAATTAGACCAACTGTTTCTGCTATTATAATACCACCAGTAACAAAATAAGAGTAAATATCTTCATTTAGGATTAATCCAAGATACCAAGGAGACACATCAATTTTCTTTTTGCCATCAAATGATTCTATTACTAATTTAAGTATTTGCAGTTTATTTTCTTGTATTGAGGTATCAGACATTATTTCTTATTAAGTTGAGTTCATAATCTAATTGAGGTATATAAGAATCCTCAATTAATCTAATAGATCTTTTTCTATCGTTTTCTTTTACTTCGTATTCGTAGCCAGTTATTAATTTTCTGTGACCTGGTGCTAATCTAAAATATTCCTTTTCATCTATAATATCGCCATCGAGGTCTTCATAGTGATCTACAAATGAATTAGCAGCAGAAAAAGAGCCATACTTAGAATTAATTTTTTCCTCTAACTGTATGTTAGATAAAGGCCACTGGGTATAAATATCGTATATTTTATTTATAGCTAAAAGAATCCAGTCATATTTTGAATCTCCATAAAATTTATTGGCTAGTATATCAGGTCTTTCTCCTTCTTTTATGGTGTAATCATAAAGAATACTAGTTTCATTTATAGTTTTATCTAGAAACATAATTTTTGATAGTATATTACTAACTATCTGATTGTTGTATGTTATTGTGGGATGATTCTTGAAGTAATTAGAAAAGGACATTATTTTATTAATTAAAAGATTCTTTTGTTAGTAAATCTATTTCGGTAAAGCCCAAACTTAGTATAATATCATTTGGATAATCTCCACGGTGAAATGTATTTCCGGTGCCTGAATTATATTGAACTTCAATTCGAGTCAATGCACAGTCCATGATTTTTCCATATTTGTCTGATAATGATTCGCCAGTACTTCCCTTAAATTCTAAACTGTAAATGCTAGGTATTGTAAGAAAATAAGCTCCATCTTTACCGGGTATTGAATCTATTTTTAACTGTTTTATCATTTTTATGAGTTCTTGTGCTTCTTTTTCCGATGCTGGTATAAATTTATACTCAAAACTAAAAGTTCTATAATTAACTCTTTCGAATAACTGAACTTCATTTGGGTTTATTGCTATATTATTTGAGGCTTGATACGCATCTAAAAGATTAAACCCTAGAACACCCTCAGAACTCTTTAAAACATTAATTGCGGTTGCTTGTCCTAATTTACCAATTACATCATTACTTTTTAATCCAGCCAGTGTATCAGTTAAATCGGATGAGCCAGCATTACCTTCTAATAAATTTGTGATTGCACTCTTAGAAGAATCCACTATAGACATAGATAAAGGGCCTAATTTAGCAGAACTCCAAGACATATTCAAGTTATCGGTAAATCCTGATATAGGAAAGGGTAGCACATATATATTTGCGGTCTTTGTGTCATACGAAGTAACATCTTCTTTTTTAGTGGTCTTATTGATTCGTGAGACTATTTCTAAATGAGGGAAATTACTAGCACCGAAGGGCATTTCATAAGCATTTATACCAAGACCTTCAGTTCGTGCTGTAGTTAATGGGTTAGATAGTGCATCAAACCCAGACAGTTCTTCTTGAACCCTATTTCGAAACTTAACTACATTAGTACCGAGTTTAGATAATTTTGGAGGTATTTTTAACTTAGGAAATTTCATATAGTAATTATAAATAAATTTAAAAAAATGGCATACAAAGGCACATACAAACCGAAAAACCCAAATAAATATATAGGTAATTCTTCTAACATTATTTATCGAAGTTTGTGGGAAAGAAACTTTATGAAATATTGTGATGGTAGTAGAAATGTTATTGGTTGGTCTTCCGAAGAAACAGTAATTCCTTATTATTCTCCGGTAGATAAAAAATGGCATAAGTACTATCCAGATTTTTTAGTAAAATATATTTCAGAAGACGGAACTAAAAAAACAAGGTTAATAGAAGTAAAACCAAAAGGGCAAACCGTACCACCAAAAAAGAAAACAACATCAAAAGGAAAACCTACACTATCATATTTGAGAGAATCAGCAACATTTGCTGTAAATTCGGCTAAATGGGAAGCAGCAAATGAATACTGTAAAAAAATAGGCATAGAATTTGTAATATTAACTGAGGATCACCTTACCTAAATACATACATGGCAAACATATTCGGAAATTTATTTAATAGAATTAGTACATCCAATGTAAAAGCATCAGCAAAAAGTGCCTTTACTTGGTTAAAAGGTAAAGCAAAAGAAGTTTCGGCTGGTAAAAGAACATCGCACTCAGTAATGAGACCTGAAATAGGTAAAATGTATTTCTTTTCCTACGATCCGAAACACAAAGAAACCTTACCTTATTATGACGTATATCCTTTAATTTTTATGGTCGATTCTGCGAAGGGAGGTTTCTTTGGCATTAACTTGCATTATTTACATCCACGTCAAAGAGCAGTTCTCATGGATGCTTTATATGATCTAGTATCAGATGAAAAATATGACAGAAAAACTAGGCTAAAATTATCATACAATATTTTAAAATCAACAAGAAAATTTAAGCTATTTAATCCAGCATTTAAACGTTATCTATGGAAACACGTAAAGTCAAACTTTATAGAAATAGAATCAATTGAATGGAATAATGCTATGATGCTGCCGTTAGAACAATTCAAAAAAGCAAGTAAAAACAAAGTTTGGAGTGATTCCTCAAAATGAGTATTATAGTAAATTCACTATTAGGTCCTAGAGACCAGTTTAATCTAACAAAATTTAGAGCAAACATTAATGAGTTAGGTGGTCCTGCTTCTACTAGTAACTTTATCTTTTACATTTATCCACCAGCAACACTGACGGGTTCTATACAAGGTTCTAACAATGGCTCTTCGATTCTGGACCAGGCAAACAGAATAATCTCATCTGTCGTTCCTGATTCGAGAGATTATTCTGATAAAGTACTTAAGGAAATACCAAAGGATTTTCCTTTTCTTGTTTCTGATGTGAGCATACCAGGTAGAAACATAGATACAGAAATTGACTATACAAGACCAGGACCTGGTTACACGATGCCAACAGGAAAAACTAATGATGAACTTACCATAGAAATGTATGTTCGTTCAGGTCTTCTTGAAAGGTATTTCTTTGAACTTTGGCAAAATCAGATATATAATTCTGGAAACCCGTTGGAGTCTATTAGTGGTTCTAACGCAACATTAGACAAAACTATAAAGGATCAATTAAATTCTTTATCTAATAAAATTGGGTTGGGTGAACTTAATAGAGGTACATTTGAAAAAAATGCGGCCTATGTAGCAGCAGAAAATAAGTTTCGCATAGGTTGGTATAGTGAAATAATATCCAATGCTGAATTGGTATATTTTGACCCAGACGGTGAAACAAGATTCAAGGTAATTTTTTCAGATGTTTATCCAAAACAGGTATCAGGTATACCTTTAACCTGGGATTCTACCTCTTCTGTTATGAAACTTTCTGTAACATTCGCATACAGAGATTTTAAGATGCAGACAGTTCAACCGCAAGACTTAAAAAGAGCGGCATATTTTGCCAAGTCAATTTCTGAAGGAAATTTAAAAAGCGTAGCAAGTACACTATTCAATACATTAACCACAAATTCATAATAATAATAATATGGCATTACCAAAACTAATAACACCACATTTTAAACTAACACTTCCTTCTAGTGGGGAAAAAATCGAATACAGACCGTTTTTAGTAGCAGAAGAAAAAATTCTTTTGACTGCTATGGAGTCTAATACCGATGAAGATATGATATTGGCGCTAAAACAATTAATAAAAAATTGTATAATTAGCGACATAGAAACAGAAAAACTTCCTATTTTTGATATGGAATATATTTTCACGCAGCTTAGGGCAAAGTCAATAAGTAATATAATCATTCTAAATGCGAAGATGAAAGGCTGTAAAGAAGAAAGTTGTCCAAAAACAGTAAAATTTGAACTAGATTTGCATGATTTGGAAATAAAAAGAGATGAAAATCATACTACAAAAATTGAGTTAACAGCTACTGATGGCATTGTTTTAAAATATCCTAGTTTAAGTTTATTAAGCACATACAATGATGCTAAAGACTCGGTTGATTCAATGTATAAGATGATAATAGATTGTATAGATTATATCTACGATGCTGAAACTACTTATAGTTCTAATGACCATACAGAAAGTGAATTGATGGAATATTTAAATATATTAAGCCACAAGCAATTTGAAGATATAACTAATTTTTTCAAAACGATGCCATCTATCCAAAAAACATTTGAGGTAACTTGCCCTAAGTGTAATAAAAAGGAAACAGTAGTAGTTTCAGGTCTTAACAGTTTTTTCGGTTAGGGCTAGGACATAATTCCCTGGCCAACTATTATATATTAACATTTCAACTAATACAGCATCATAAATATTCTTTACATGAACTCGAGATGTTAATACCTTATGAAAGGGATATCTATATTTCATTGTTAAATGATTATATAGAAAAAGAAAACCAAAAAGCAAAATCATAGTGGAAAATAAAAAAACATTTAATTCCTTAATTGAAAATCTAAAGCAACAAAATCAAGTTGCTTTAGATAATTTTCAAGAATCAGATGATAAAAAATCGGATAAGTTTCAGTTATCTATGAAAAGTATTATAGATAACTTTTCGACCGAACTGAATGATAGTAATACAAGCAATGTTGCTGATTCCTTAGGTATTAATATTATTCAGACATTAGAAGAGGCTGCTGGTGGTAATAGTTCAAAAGAAGACCAAAGTGCTTTATTAGAAACACTAACAGAATTAAAAAAGGCTATATTAGCCTCATCTGATGTAGATGGTGACGAACAAGAAATTCTCATAAAATATATAGAACAATCCAATGCTACACTAAAAAGGTCATTAGGACTGTATCCCGTATTATTAGAATCATTCAAAAAGGTAGGATCTCAAGCATTAGAAAAAACCGAGACACTAACAAAAAATGCTGCTGCTTTTTTCTCTGATAATAATCCATTAGTAACAGGATTAACAAATTTTGTAATAGACGGTGCTAAGAATACGTTTATGAATACCCGTAGATTTGTTACTGAGCGTAAGGATAGAAAGTTACGAATAATTCAAGCGAAAAAAGATATACAAGACCAAATAAAATCTAGACAGGTTTCGGATGATGCAGCGGAGACTTCAAACGAAACTAGAAATAATACCGAAGATACAGTAAAACTCTTAGAAGAAACTAAAGAAACTAGAAATAATACAGATAATAGTATATCGAATAAATTATCTGATAGTATAGATCTTCTAAAATCTATACAGGTTTCGGATGATGAACTAGTGGTTTCAGACGAAACTAGAAATAATACTGGAGATACAGTAAAACTCTTAGAAGAAACTAAAGAAACTAGAAATAATACAGATAATAATAGTATATCGAATACAGATAATAGTATATCGAATACAGATAATATATCGAATACAGATAATATATCGAATACAGATAATATATCGAATAAATTATCTGATAGTATAGATCTTCTAAAGAGTTTGGCTAAACAACGTGGCGAAGAACTAGTATATCAAGAAGATCAAGATTATGATAATGTAGTTAGTTTCCTAGAAATGCAAAATGATGAACTTCCTCAGTCAGCATCAATCCAAGAAGAAACAATGGTTCAAATTTCTAGAAGAGAACCAGAAGTAAAGAAATTATCTAACACAGAAAGTTTTTTTGGGTCAGACTCAGAATCAGTACCCGACGATTTACTACAACAAATTGCCTCAGTGGTACCCGAAATTAAAGCAGAAATTGAAAAGACCAATGAAAACTCAAGAGAACAAAACGAAAGTAGTCTTTTAGATGCACAAGATAAAGGCGAAGAATCTAGGGATATGTTCGAAAATGTTTGGGAACCTATCATTGATTTATTAACCGACATTAGAGATCAGAAGTCAGGTGTTGGTGATAAAGAAGAAGAAAAAGGTGGTATTTTTGGTATGCTTATGGGGCTTTTATCGGGTCCTATGGGTATCATTACAGCAATAGGTGCTGGAATTGTTGGTTTTGCTATGGGATTCTTCGGTGTATTTAAGGATTTATTTTCAGTGATAGGTAAGATGTTTACCCGAGCAATTTCTGTGGTCAAAAAAAGTAAAATAGGAACATTTATCTCAAAATTTTTCGGTCAAATTAAATCTGTCTTCTCGGGTTTGATAACCATGATAAAAAATAATAAGGTAATAAAGTCAATTAGTTCAATATTCGGTAGAATAATAAATTCACTAAAATCTGTTTTCGGTAAAATTTCTGGTGTATTTAGTTCCCTTATGGGTAAATCTGCTATAGCAGGTAAAATATTTAAGTTTGCTAAATTGTTCGGTAGGTTTACTGGTGTTCTTACATTAATTATGGCTGCTTTTGATGGTATAAAAGGATTTATTCAAGGATTTAAGGAAGATGGAATACTCGGAGGTCTTAAAGATGGTATTACTGAAATTATTAATGGCCTGATAGGTTTACCGCTTGATTTACTGAAGGATGCGGTTTCATGGATAATGGAAAAAATTGGTCTTGATGGTGTGTCAGAAGCCATGGATGAATTTTCATTCCAAACACTTATAGGCGATAGTATAGATAAAGTGTTTGAGGTATTTGGTAGTATTTTTGATTTGGTTAAAGGTGTATTCGGTAAATTGGTCGGTGTTTTAGAAAAATTAGCAAAACCTTTTAAGGCTGCAGGTTCATGGCTGTTAGAAAAAGGTAGGTCATTAGGTATAATTGATACGGAAGAAGAAAAGGCTGAAAAGGAACGCAAAGATAATATAGAAAAAACTAAAAAATTATCGGAAAAATTTAATGATGCTTTAGCTAATGTTAAAGATAGCGCTGCGTCCGGGGATTCATCGACATACGAAAGAGCAAAAAAGAAACTGAAACGTATTACGACCGAGTTGATGGAGGCTGATAGTAAAAATTCTATTGATACTAAAACAGCATACGAGAATACTTTAAATTCTAGCGAACAGGTATACCTCTCAAAGAAAAAAGAAACCGAGGCATTAGCTGATAGTGAAGTATCGGAAGAAAAAACAAGTCAATTAAAAGAAGCGGAAAAGCCTAAGATATCATTAAT